GACAATGGCAAGGAATTCTGTGGCCGAGCCATGCTCACCTGGGCGCATCAGCGCGGAGTACTGCTGCGGCAAATCGAGCCTGGCAAGCCAAACCAGAATGCCTACATCGAGTCGTTCAACGGACGGTTTCGGGACGAGTGTCTGAACGAGCACTGGTTCACCACTTTGGCTCACGCCCGTGTCGTCATCGAGGTGTGGAGACGGGAGTACAACGACGAGAGACCAAAGAGGTGTTTGGGTGGGCTGACACCGTCAGCCTATGCGAAGCAGTTAGCCGGAAAACCGGCTACATTAACCACCGGGCTCTAAAGCTGAGTGCTACTGAATCCGGGGTGACGTCGGCCTCACATTAAACTCAAATTGATTTAAGCATCTATTTTTATTTATTTTCTCTAGTTTCAACTGCAAATCAAATGCGTTTTTTGGATATTATTTGAACGCTCTGTAGACTTAACGGTTTTTCTATAATTTTTTACGGTTACAATCAAAGTTAACGTTGCTAAAATTGAATGTAAAGTACCTCCGGCAAAATCGCCAAAAGTTCCCCAACCCCCATGATTTCCTGACAAATAATTCAATATAAATTTCCATACGTCACCTTTGCCTTTTAATTCATCCCCTACTCCCAATCCAAACCATACCCCATAAATAGAACACAGAATGAAAACAGGGAGCATTATTAATAAATAAACCCAAGGAAAATTGCATAAACCATTAAGAAACCGCCATGCCGAAAAATTATTACACTAAGTATATTTCTCCCGGTTTCATTTGCTTTATTGTTACCCATACCCATCCATACCACCCATTTGAAACCTCAATTTTCTCACATTAAAACATAGGTTCATCCGGATGAAGAACCTCCTGCATACCTCACATGAGCATTAAAAATATCTGAATCAAAGATCCGTCATTTTGCTAGCTTTCTCTTTTTTCCCAGCATTTAAATTATTCACCAGCGCCAATATAATTTCCTGGATATTAATAGGGTAGGATTCTTTCCCTTCTTTCGAGCGATTCTGTGAAGCAAAAAGTCTTGATGCAATTTCTATTTTCAACTTGTGCTGATCTTCTTCTGGGAGAGATGCGATATAAGGTGTAATAGCCTTTAAATCAAGTGATTTTTGCTGATGATAGTACTGTTGTTCTCGGTGCTTAGAAGATTCTCTTGCCAGATATGCGGCAGGAATTGAAACCAAAAATATCAATGAAATACGTACAATAGCGTTGTCAATTTTAAAATCATTGTCAAATGATTCGTAGACAGAAAAAGCTCCAATTAAAATTATTATGAGCATACAAAAAAGTGAACCTCCTCGAAGCCAATTTGCCACTTTTTTCTCTTCGGAGGCATTTCTGTCGTAGTCACTTGCCATCGCCTTTTTGGAAATATGGCCGATTAAATCATCAGCCTGCGCATTTTTTTGGTTTAATTTCAAAAGCTCAGCGTCTGCTTCTTTTTTCGCAGCAGTTAGAAATTCATCAACAGCCTTATTTGATTCATTGACTATATTGTTTAATTTATCAATTTTTTCAATTACTCCGTTAGCTTCTTTAGCTACATATTCATATTTTTTTTCAACCACAGATGCATCATAAATCTTTGCAACACTTTCAGTAAGTTCATCCTCTGTGTTGTGCTTATATTTTTCATCTTTATATAAGTATTCTAAAATTAGATTTCTATCCAAACAATCAATACCATTGGATTTTAATTGTTTACTCAGAATTTTCCACATATTTTCAATAGTAACAATTTCATTTTCAAAATCACTATCTTTATAATTTTCATTGGCAAAAATTTCAGCGGCATGGCCACATAAAATTGAAATCTCACATATTCGTTTCAAGTCAATATCTGATTTATTTTTATGCGCGGCATCATTTTTATAATCAACACACCGCTTACTAATAGCACGAAAAACATTATCCAACTGCCTCTGATTTGCATCACCCTCAAGTAAAAATTTTAATTTAGTAATAGTATCTACAATACGATCAATACAATCATCAACAAGCGTAAAATCCACTATTCTCTCCATTTAAAGCAATGAAAAAGCACTCTGAGCGTGAGCTAATTAACCTCCGCGCCAGACAATTTTTCCAAAGATATTTACAAAAAATGCCCGTTCACCCGTTGCATCAATATCCCGGTATTTAACTGAATTGTCACTATGCAAAATCAGCCCACCCGGCGCCTTGAAAATCCGCTTGATTAACCACTCATCGCCCAAGCAGACCGCATACACCTCACCATCCTTCGGTGCCGTGTCAGTGACATCAATCACCACCGTATCGCCGGCCGACAGATAAGGCTCCATGCTATCACCTGCCATATACAGGGCTTTCAGATTACCGGGGACAAATCCCCGCTCATCCGCGTAGCTCTTGCGAAACGCCAACTGGTCGTCTTCCCGGACGATCCAGTTCAATGCCCCGTCCGCCGACAGTTCCAAGTCGTAGCGGTCGATCAGCACATAGTCATCCTGGCTGAGTTCTTCGGCATGGTCATAGGTGACGATGCTGCCAGCGCCAGTCAATTGCTCTTCCGGGCCGAACAGCATCTCTTTCACGGTCACGCCTAAAGCACGGGCGATCAGTTCCATGTCGTGCAGGGTGGGTTCGCGCGTATCGCGCTCATAGTTGCCGATGCGCGACTGCCCGTCCCATCCGCAGGCTTCGGCCAGTTGCTTCTGGGTCCAACCTTTTGCGTTTCTCAGGGTGGCGATGCGCTGTCCGAGTTTGATCATGTTTGACTCCATTACTGCATGAAGGGTGAAGCTATCACGCACCGTGTTTGCCGAAGGCGACGTTCCGTGTTTACAAAAATCACATAACGTGTTTTCATTGCCAGCATGAACCCCTCTCCTTCCTTCATCCGAGATGTCATTCAGGCGGCTGGCGGCGCACTGGCGATTGCCAAGCGTCGCGAGATCGGTCTGTCGGCCGTTCACAACTGGCCGCTGCGCGGCCGAATCCCGGCCGACCACTGCCCGACGCTGGAGCAAATGTGCGCGGGGACGTTTGTCTGCGAGCAGATGCGTCCGGATGTGGAGTGGTCGGTCATCCGTGGTCAGTCCACGGCGGTTTTCTCCTCTGCTGCTTGTCCTGACTCTTGAGCGGCAGTTCGCCGGTTCGCCCGGCGTTTTTTATTCATGCCTGCAGCGTAAGTCGTGGTGGGCGCGTTGAGAACCTTTGACGGCCTACGTTTCGGGCCGGGAGTGTAGGCAATGGGATTGCAGGACGCGATTAGGGCGGACGCCGACAGTTGGCCGGGGCTGCAGGAAGAGCTGAGCCGCACAGTCTGTGGCTCGGCTCAGGGGCTGCGCCACAAGCTGGTGGGCTACAAGGGCGCCAAGTTCTCACCAGAGGAACTGGCCATGCTGATGCTGGCGACAGGCAGCCGTCATACGGTGACTGCGCTGGCGCGGGAGCTCGGCGGCGTGTTCCTGCAACTGCCGCCGCTAACCAGTGGCGTGGACCTGTCGACGCTGGAAGCGGAATGCCAGGCAGTGACGATGCGGCTGGCTGACATGTTCGCCGAGATCCACCGGGCCGTCGCGAATGACGGGCAGATCGACGGTGATGAACGCAAGCGCATCGAGGCGAGTTCACATGCGCTGCGCGAGCAGGTCCTGCGCTATCTGACGCTGTCCTTCCGGCTGTATGCACCGCTGGAGTCGCAATGACTGAGCCGCGCCGCCCTTTCCAGCTTCGGCGGTTGAAGGCGCAGGCGTGGCAAATCCGGTTCCTGCCGCCTGATCAGCAGCGGGAGGCAGGCAAGGCCCTGCTGAAAGCGATCAAGCATTACCTGGAAAGTTTGAGCGATGGCGCAGAACTACCGAGATCCGACGTTCGACATAGTAGCGGCCCGCGAAGCGGCCGCACAGCGGGAAGCAGACAAAAAAATTGAGCAAGCCCGCCGAGAGGCTGAACGCCGCGCCGATCCACGCTACACGGCCATGCGGCGACGGAAGATTGCCCGACTGGTCAAGCGAGCCATGTCTGGCATACGAAAGTAGGCAGTAGGCGGTTTCTTTTTCCTGGCGGCGCCAGCAGGCAATGCCAGCAGTACATGCAGTTCTTGGGGGCGAATCATGGGGGCGACGCTGGAAGGGGTATTGAACCAGTTCCGCGATAACAAGATGCCGGAGATCGGCGTGTCCGATCTGCGCGCCGACGGCAAGAAGCACATCTTCGGGCCGAAGCGGAAGGCGTTCTATCGCCTGTTCGAGTACGTGTCGCCCCGCACCGGTATGGTCTGGGTCAGTGGCACCTTCGGCCACAAGGATCAGTGGTGGAAGGTGGAACGCGAGGCGCTGGCGGATACGATGACGCCTGAGGAGCGCGCTCAGGCCCAAGCTGAGTGGGCTCGCAAGGAGCAGGCACAAAAGGCCCGCCAGAAGCGGGTCCATGAACTCGCAGCCAGCCGTGCCCGGCATCAGTGGGAACGTGCCAATAAGGGCGGAACCTCACCCTATCTGCAGCGCAAGCAGGTGGCCCGGCCGGAAAGCATCCGTTTCATGACGGACAAGGGCTGGGAGGGCTGGATCATCATTCCGTTGATCCGCTATGACGAGTCCCGGCTGGTCGGCGCCCAGAAGATCGCCCCCGCCAGACTGGAGGACGGCGGCGACAAGCGCTACAGCAAGGGTTTCGAGAAAATCGGTGCTGCCTGCCGCCTGGGCGATGAACCAATGGATGGCGATGCGATTCTGATCGCCGAGGGCTACGCAACGGCGGCCAGCGGGCGCGAGGCAGTGGACTACGCGCACCCGGTCTATATGGCGATGGACAGCGGCAACCTGCCCCATGTGGCCCGGATCCTGCGAGCCAAGTATCCGAACAGCCCACTGCTGTTTCTGGCCGATGATGACTACCTGCCGAAGCGTGACGGCGAGCCGAACCATATAGGCATGCTCAAGGCCCGTCAGGCAGCGGCGGAGGCCGGCAACGCTGATCTGGTATTGCCCTGGTTCTCGGTCCGCCGGCGGGAAACGCGCGGGGACGACAGTCTGCCCGAGCTGACGGACTTCAACGATCTGCACTGTGTGGAAGGGATCGCGCCGGCCCGGGAACAGATCGCGGCAGCGATCGCCTCGCTGCTCTCCCCTACCCCGCTCAAGGAGACTGCGCCGCTTCCGGCCGCCAACGACCCGGACGGGGGTGCGGGGAGTCTGGATGAAGTGGTGTCCGCTGAGCTGTACCGGCATTTCGCGCTGGTAGAGGGCAAGACGCGGGTTTTCGACCGGCGTACAGCGGTGGAATACAGCAAGGCGGCGTTGAAAGACCGCTTCGGCCGGGCTGCCGTCGATGCCTGGCTCGCGCGCGGCGACAAGCTGCTGATGACGCAGGCCGAAGTCTCTACTGTCAAGCGTGACCGGGCCGAGATCGAGCGTAAGACAGATGTCGAGCTGGTACCGATCATGCAGCGCTATGTCTATCTGGACGGCTCCAGCAATATCTGGGATGCAAAGCTGTACCGGGTGATCGATCAGGGGGCAGCCAAGCTGGCCATGGGCAGTTACTTCGATGTCTGGCGTGACAGCCCGGAGCGCAAGGTGCTGCCGTTCGATGCGATCCGCTTCGAGCCCGGTCGTGATCTGGGCCCGAATTACATCAATCTGTACCGTGGTTTGCCGCTGATGCCGGCAATACCTGCGGGCGACCTTCCGCGCGATCTGTGGGCGCTGCTACCACTGTTCCCCCAGTGCGAAGCGATTGTCGGCTTGCTGCAGCAGTTGTGCGGCTGGCGGCCGGCGGTCATCGAGTGGCTGCTCAACTGGATTGCGTATCCGCTCCAGCATGTCGGGGCAAAGATGGACTCGGCGGTGCTGATGCATGGTGACATTCACGGTTCGGGCAAGTCGATGTTCTGGGAGCTGTGCGTGAAGCCACTGTACGGCGAATACAGCACGACACTGGGACAGCACCAATTGGAAAGCCAGTACACGTCCAGTCGCAGCCGGCGGCTGTTCATTCTGTTCGAGGAGGTATTCGCTTCCAATCAGAAGTACAGCCACACCGGGGTGCTGAAGCACATGATCACCGGCAAGACCCAGACGATCGAGAAGAAATTCGTGGACAGTTGGGAAGAGGAAAACCACCTTAATGCGGTATTCCTGTCCAATGCGATCCAGCCTTTCCATGTCGAGGCGCACGACCGCCGCTATCAGGTAGTCTGGCCAGCAGAGAAGCTGACCGAGAAGGTCAAGGCGGATGTGAGCTTTGAACTGGCCAATGGCGGGCTCGAAGCGTTCTATGGTCTGCTGATGTCGGTACCGCTGACGTTGACGGTCGAGCGGGAGGAGCCGGTCAAGTTCGATCCGCACACCCAGCCGCTCATGACCCCGGAGAAAGCCCGGCTGATCCGCTATGGCTTGTCGGGCTGGGAGCTGTTCTGCTCCGAGTGGATGCGCGGCGATCTTCCCGCCCCCTTTGTGAGTTGTCTGGCGGATGATCTGGTGGCGGTATATCGCCACTGGTGCAACAGGTCGGGCGAAAAGGAAATGTCACGCAACAAGTTCGTGCAGGCGCTGGCGACCAAAGTACCCAAGGCACGACGCTGGTGGCGCTGGAAAGGCATGGGCAATGCGCGGCAAGCCCAGGTGTTCAAGGTCGGGCGGGAGGGTGCAGGCGTTGCTGAAATGGACTTTCTGGGCGACCATATCAACTGCTTCCGCGTTGCGGCGCGGGAGGCTGAAATAACCCTTCCCGAAGTAGCCTGATATGCAGCTTGTGCAGGGACTATGCAGGGTTCTGTGCAGGGCTGATACCCAGTAACGGCGGGGGTTTGTGCAGCTTGTGCAGGGTAAACAGGTCACGTGCGGGTGCGCGTGGCCTTTTTTGTTTTCCCCCTACCCTTTTTCAATGTTTCAGGCGGGAGAAAAAATATCCACGCATGTATGAGAAATTACCCTGCACAAGCTGCATATCCTGCACAAAAGCCCGTCGTTACTGGATTTCGTGAACCCGGTTTGCTGCACATTACCCTGCACAGCCCTGCACAAAGGGCGGCTCACTTTCTGGTGAAATTCCACGCGCCATGCTGTAATATATTGATTAATAAAATAAAGCCTGACTTGATTTGGCTAAAGGAGTCTCCAAGAGTCTTCACGGAGGCGAACGTGGTAAACCTGAATGATATTGATGAGGCCCTGCGGCTCTGGGCCGGCTATGTAGCCCGGCGAGAAGATGGTGGTCTCGGCTATGCGATGCAAAGCCTTTACCGGATGGTGGAGTCCGGCCCGGAACGGGCGGTCGGCTTCGGTGTAGTGGTACCGTTTGCCGGCGTTCCGATCGATGTGCGCGACCCGGCCGAGCAGGAAAAGCTGGAACTGATCGAGCGGGTGGTCATGCGCGAGGTCACGCCATCGGTCAGGGTGGTTGTTCTGAGCTGGTATCTGGGGAGTGGGACTGTCGACCAGCGTGCCCGAGACCTGGGCACCACCCGGCGCACGCTCTACCGCTGGGTCGAGAATGCCAAGCTGGCAGTTGCGCAAAAAGTAGCCGCCGTGCGCTATGGCGTTCGACAGACCGCATTCCCGATAGTGGCCGACCGCTACCGCCTGGCAGCGAACGATTAGCCGTTGACAGCCATGGCACACTTTCGATAGCATTTAGGTAGGCTGTTTGTTTTTGCGTCCAACACAAACCCGAGATTGCATGTCTCGGGTTTTTTTGTGCCTGTCGCCTCCGCGCCCCGGTCGATCCATATCGTCGGGGCGCACCTCTTTATCGGGGGTCTCCCATGCGCATCGAAATGAAGGGCATCGAGACCCTGCACCGGGTGCTCGACAAACTGTCCGACGTCCAGCAGCGCCAGGTGCCGTTTGCCACCGCCAAGGCACTGAACTCCTTGGCTGAGCGTATCCGGATGGGCGAACGCGCCGTGATGCGGCAGCGCTTTGACCGCCCGACCGGTTACACGATGGACAGCATGTACATCCGCTATGCGAGCAAGTCCAAGCAGTACGCCGAGGTGAAGATCAAGGACTCGGCCTACAAGGCGGCGCCGGCGGCGAACTGGCTGAATACAGAAATCGTCGGTGGGCCGCGCCGGCAGAAGCGCAGCGAGAAGGCGCTGTCCATCGCTGGGCTGGGCAGCTACTGGACGCCCGGGCCGGGCGCAGTGATGGATGGATTCGGCAACGTCGGTCGCGGTTTCGTGGTCAAGATGCTGTCGGCGCTCAAAGCCTTCGGCGAGCAGGGCTATATGGCGAACCGGTCGAAGAGCCAGCGCAGTCAGCGCAAGGCACGCAACTTCGACATCTTCATCGGTACACCCAACGGGGAAGCGATGGGGGTATGGCAGCGCGTGGCCATGGGCCATGGCACCGCTCTGAAGCCGCTGATGTGGATTCAGAATGACGCGCCTGCGTACCGTATCCGCTTTCCGTTCGACAAGATCGCGGGCAACACCTTCAACGCACACGCGCCTGCCGAGTTCGAGCGGGCGCTGCGCGAGGCCATGGCAACTGCGAGACCGTAGGTCGCCGGCAGCACCGGCCGGTGGGCCGGTGGGCCGGTGGGCCGGTGGGCCGGTGGGCCGGTGGGTTAGCGGGTCCTTCCCCCACCTTCCCCCGACGCGGGTAATTCGAGCCGTGTTTTGGCGCTAGCCACGGGATTGCCAGGGACTTCCTTCCTTTTGCAATCCTAGTTTAGAGAAAACTACTGGCTGCTCTTATGCCACCTACCCACGCAACAGCACCAAGAGCTTCAAGGATGCTGATAGCCGCTGTTCCCCAAAAAATTTTTGATTTCTTGCTCGGCATCTTCGAGATCCATTTATTGATTTCCCGAAATGCATGGATAAAGAAAAAAGCACAAAGCATGTAAGCAAATAAAATCACGGCAACCGTAAGTATGCTGAAGTGAGCCGCTTGCACAGCCGGAATACTCAGCAAAGCTGTAATTATGCCTATCAATACCAAAGCCTCAGCGGTCCAGCTTCTGGTCATTTTCATCAGATCATTTGCAATAGCATCCGTGCTCATTTCCGCACCATCCAATTGAAATCATCAAGAAAAACCATGGTTATCCAGAATGGGCAAACTCGTCAACAAACGCGAACTCGCGCAGATCCTCGGCGTGTCCGAACGGACGCTGACCGAGTGGCAGCGTGACGGCCTGCCGATCGTGATCAACGCCGGCCGTGGCGCGTCCAACCAGTACGACACCGCGGCCGTCATCCAGTGGCGCATCGCCCGCGAGGTCAACGGCGCCAGCAAGGAAAGTCCGAAGGACCGCCTCGACCGCTTGCGCGGCGACCAGGTCGAGCTGGAACTGGCCGAAACCCGGCGGCAACTGGTCAACCTGGCCGAGATCGAGCCGGCGCTGGGCCAGTATTTTTCCGATGCCGTTGCGCTGATGGCCTCGATGCCCGACAAGTACGCGCCGCTGCTGAGCGAAGTGGCAACCGATCCCGATGCCATCCACGCCGCGCTCGAAGACCTGATTGAAGAACTGCGCCAGCAACTGGGTGACTATGAATTCCGCAACGACACTGATCGTGGCGCTGCTGAAGAAGCTGATGCGCCCGCCGCCCAAGATCAGCCCGGCTGAGTGGGCAACCACATACCGGCGCATGAGCGCCAAGGAATCGGCCTTTGTGGGCCGATTTTCGTTTTACCTGAACCCGTATTTCGAGTGGTTCCTGACCGAGATGATGCGACGCGACGTGACTCGCGGCGTGTGCCGGAAATCCGCCCAGGTCGGCTGGACCCAGGCCGTGATTCTCAACCTGCTGGGCTGGCTGATCCAGATCCGCAAGGGCACCGCCATCGTCATGTTCCCGAAGGAAGGGGCGGCGCAGGCATTCAACCTGGAAAAATTCGAACCGATGGTCGAAGGCACGCCCGAGCTGGCCGAGATCATCCCGACCAAGGGCCGGTCGAAGGACGTCAAGCAACTGTTCAAGAACTTCCTCGGCGGCTTCCTGAAGTTCGTCGGCTCGAACTCGATCTCCGACGTCAAATCGACCTCGGCCCGCTACCTGGTGGTCGAGGAACCGGACGACTGCAACCTGAACCTGCGCGGCCAGGGCGACGCCATCGCCCTGCTCGAAGAACGCGGCAAGACTTTCCGCGACGCCAAGCTCTTGATCGGCGGCACCCCGTCGATCAAGGAAGTGTCGTCGATCGACCGCGAGTTCGAGCAGAGCAACCGCTGTTACTGGCACGTCCCCTGCCCCGACTGTGGCGAATACCAGCCGCTGCGCTGGGAACAGGTGAAGTGGGAAAAAGACCCGCAGCAGCATGACCCGCTGTACGGCCACCACCGGCCCGACACCGCACGCTACTGCTGCGAGCACTGCGGCAGCCTGTGGAACGACGCGCAGAAAAACGCGGCGATCCGCGCCGGCAAGCCGGTCGAAACCGCGCCGTTCCGCGGCGTACTCGGGCTGGCGCTGAACGAGCTGTACAGCCAGATGCACGCCAGCCGGCTATCCGAACTGGTGGCGAAGTTCATCAAGGCAAACACCAAGCTGCGCACCGGTAACGCCAACGAGATGATCGTTTTCTACAACGCCACGCTTGGCGAGAGCTGGGAATTCAAGGACGGCCAGGCCAAGCCAGACGAACTGCGCGAACGCGGGCTCGACTACCCGCCGATGACCATCCCGCGTGGCGGGCTGATCCTGACCGCCGGCGTCGACGTGCAGACCGCACAGGGCGGCTGGCTGTCGGTCACCCTGCGCGCCTGGGGCCGTGGCGAAGAAAGCTGGCAGGTGCAATGGACCGACATCGCCGGCAACCCGCTCGACACCGAACCGCGCGACAACGACGGAAAGCGCCTCGACAGCGTATGGGACAAGCTCGACAAACTGCTGTTCACCCCGCTACGTCACGTCGACGGCTTCTACGTGCGGATCTCCGCCATCTCGATCGACTCCGGCGACGGCAACACCTCGGACGCCGTCTATGGCTGGGTGCGCAGCCGCCGGCGCCGCTATCCGGGCATCGAGATCATGGCCATCAAGGGCGCCAAGGCTGCCGGTGCGGAAATCTTCAGCCGCCCGCGGCCCTCGCTGGATACCGACTACCGCAACAGCAAGGTCAGCAAATACGGGCTGCGCGTGTTCATGGTCGGTACCGCAAAAGCCAAGGACCTGCTGATCGGCCCGAAAGGGCGGTTGACGCTCGACGGCTACGGCCCGGCGCGCTTTCACTTCTCGCGCCATGTGCGCAGCGACTACTGCGAGCAGTTGCTGGCCGAGCGCAAGGTGCCCAAGCGCGGCGCCGCCGGCTACAGCGACGAAATGGTGTGGCAGAAAGTGCCGGGCGCACGCAACGAAGCGCTGGACACCGAGGTGTACGCGCTGCATGCGGCGCGGGCAGTCAAGGTTCACCTGAAGTCGGATGCCGACTGGGACCGGATCGACCAGAACCTGCGCCAGTCGCCGCTGTTCGACGAACCGGTCGCCACCGCACCGGTCACCGACGAACCGCCCGACCCCGAAGACAACGACGACGACTTCGAGCCGCTGGAAGCAAGCTCGATGCTGGAGGACTGATGGATACCACCCTGCTGCGCAATCGCCTGATCGAGGCCGAAACCGCGCGCCACAAACTGCTGACCGGCTCGATGCGCGAACGCATCAGCCGCGGCGGTACCGACATCACTTACACCCGGGCCGACATCGGCAAGCTCGACCGCTACATCACTGACCTGCGGGCCGACATCGCCAAGGCCGAAGGACGCGGCAGTGGCCGCCGCGCCCTGAACATCCACTTCTGAGAGGACACACATGGGACAACGCACCCGAAAACGGCTGGAGAAATCGCCCATGCCGCGCCTCGGCGCCGTGTCCCACCAGGGCGCGTCGACCACCAGCCAGCAACTGGCCAGTTGGCTGCCGATCCGCGCCAGCGCCGACGCCGACCTGCTGCCGGAACTCGGCACCCTGGTGTCACGCAGCCGCGACCTGACCCGGAACAACGGCATCGCCGCCGCCGGCGTGCAGACCCTGGTCGACAACGTCGTCGGCGTCGGCCTGCGACTGTCGGCACTGCCGGACTACCGCGCCCTGGGCCAGAGCGCCGAATGGGCAATGGACTGGCAGCGCACCACCGAACGGCTGTGGCGAGAGTGGGCCGACAGCCCGCATTGCGATGCCGCCTGCACGCTGAACTTCGCCGGCCTGACCGAGCTGATGTTCCGCTCGCAGGTCATGAACGGCGACGCCGTGGCGCTGCCGCTGTGGCTGCCGCGTCCCGGCTCGCGCTTCGCCTCCTGCCTGCAGGTGGTCGAGTCCGACCGGCTGAGCAACCCGGGCGGGCAAGTGGACAGCGCTACCCTGCGCGGCGGCATCGAGCACGACACCTACGGCGCGCCGCAGGCGTATCACATCCGGCAGAGCCATCCCGGCGACTACCTGATGGGGATGATCGGCGACACCGGCGTCTGGCAGCGCATCCCGGCGCGAACCGCGTGGGGCCGGCGGCGCGTGATCCACCTGCACGACAAGGAGCGCTCCGGCCAGTCACGCGGCAAGCCGGTCATCTCGGCGGTGATCCAGCAATTCAAGATGCTGGACAAGTATTCCGGTGCCGAGCTGGACGCGGCAGTGATCAACGCCATGATGGCCGCGTTCATCGAAACCGAGATGAGCAGCGAAGACCTGTTCGAGCTGATGGGCGGCACGGCAGAAGGCATGGACAAGGAAATCCGCAAGCGCAACCGCGGCCGACCCCGGCTGAAACCCGGCGCCATCATCCCGCTGTACCCGGGCGAGAAAATGTCGCCGTTCATGCCGGCGCGGCCGGCCGCACAATTCGAGGCATTCACCGTCGCCGTCATGCGCCATATCGCCGCATCGATGGGCCTGCCCTACGAGCTGCTGCTGAAGGACTTCAGCAAGACCAACTACTCCAGTGCGCGGGCCGCGCTGCTGGAAGCCTGGCGCACCTTCCGTGGCCGGCGCGAAAAGCTGGCCGACTACTGGGCACAGCCGTGCTACGAGCTGTGGCTGGAAGAAGCGGTCAATGCCGGCCTGATCGACGCCCCCGGCTTCTATGAACACCGCGCGGCCTACTGCCGCAGCAAGTGGATCGGCCCCGGTCGCGGCTGGGTGGACCCGGTCAAGGAAGCCCAGGCGGCGCAGATCCGCATGAACGCCGGCATCAGCACACTGGAGGCCGAGTGCGCCGAGCAAGGACTGGACTGGGAAGAAGTGCTCGAACAGCGGGCGCGGGAACTCACCCGGCTGCGCGAACTCGGCATTGACCCGGCCTCACTGGCCGCCGTCGCCCCGGTGACCTTTGTCGAAAACCAGAACGTGAAAGGCGCCGATGACGGACAAGGCCCAGGCAGCACTGCTTAAGTTCGGCACCGTGGTCAGCGTGACCGACGCCGGCCGCATCTGCGTGCGCTTCGACGACCTCGACGGCATGGTCAGCCAGCCGCTGAAAGTCATCGTGCCGCGTGCACACCGTGACAAGGCACACCACGCGCCGGACGAAGGCGCGCTGGTCGCCTGCGTGGTCGACGAAAACATCGAGGACGGCGTCGTGCTCGGCGAGGTCTACAGCGACGTCGACGCCCCGGCCACCAGCAACCCGGCGCTGTGGCACTGGAAGATGGCCGACGGCAGCGAATTCGAGTTCGACCGCGACAGCGGCCGGCTGCGGATCAAGACCAGCAGCGACATCAGCGTCGAAACCTCGGCCGCTGCCAGCCTCAAGGCCGCGACCGACATCACCCTCGACGCGCCGCTGGTCAAGGTCAGCAACAACCTGGAAATCGGCGGCGGCATTACCCAGGGCGGCGGCGCGGGCGGCAAGGCCGTGTTCAACGGCCTGGTGGAAACCCTCGCCGACTTCGTTGCCCGCGGCAAATCGTTCCTCGGTCACCGCCACCAGGAGAACGGTGCCGGCAGCCAGACCGACCCGCCGGGCTGAGGCCGTACGCGCCCCCCTGCGGAACATACCTGTGGCATTGATAACAACAGGAAAGACATGCCATGAAATTCGAACAAGCCCTCAACGACGCCCGCGACGGCAAGCTCATTGCCCGCGCCGACTGGCCCGCCAGCCGGGCCCTGGCCCTGCAACTGCACTGGCGCGTGGGCGAACAGGTTCGCGCCAGCGGCTACCTCGCCACGCTGACCGGCCAGCGCTACCTGCCGGCCGACGATGACCTGTCTGCCGAGGACTGGCTCAGCGCCCGTTGACCCTCTTCACCACTGCAAGCCGCCTGCCCCGGGCGGCTTTTTTATGGGAGATCGCCATGCGCATCCTCACCCGCCTGCGCTCGCTGTTCCACCGTCTGGCCGAGCGGTTCCGCCTGCACCGACCGGCCACGGCGCCCGTCATCACGCTGTACAGCACCGGCCGCCCCGTCGGCGGCGGGCCGCGCGAAGTCGCCCGCCGCCGACGCCAGATCGAACGGGGGATGCTGAAATGCAGCCCCACGACCTGAAATACGCGCGCCTGCTCGGCCGGCTGTACAACGCCCCGCTGATGCTGCTGCCCGACAAGGCCGAGGCCCTGCATCAGGCAATGGCTGCGGCCCTGGCCGGCGGGCTCGCCTGGCGGTCCGAGGCAAGCAGTGGCGGCCGGTCGGGTACCGGCGAGCAGCCTGCGCGCAGGCCATACGCAGTCGTCGGCAAGGGCGTCGCCCTGATCCCGGTGTTCGGCCCGCTCGTGCAGCGCGGCGGCTGGCTCGATGCGCTGTGCGGCATGAGCAGCTACGACCGCACCGCGAGTCTGGTCGACCAGGCGATGAACGATCCCGAGGTCAACGCCGTGCTACTCGAAATCGACAGCCCGGGCGGCGAAGTCGCCGGCCTGTTCGCCCTGACCGACCGGCTCAAGGCCATGGGACAGCGCAAACCGGTCTGGAGCTACGCGAACGAAGGCGCCTTCAGCGCCGGCTACGCAATTCCCTGCGCGACCGAGCGGATCTACCTGCCGCGCACCGGCATGGTCGGCAGCGTCGGCGTCATCGCCATGCACGTCGACCAGAGCCAGCGCGACGCCACGCAAGGCTACGTCTACACCCCGATCTTCGCCGGCGAACGCAAGGCCGCCGGTTCGCCCCACGCCCCCCTGGACGATGCGACCCGCGCCGGCATGCAGCACGAAATCGACCGGATCTACGGCATGTTCGTTGACCACGTGGCGATCGGGCGACAGCTCGACCGCCAGGCGGTCATCGACACCCAGGCCGGCCTGCTCAACGCGGATGACGCGGTGGCCGGCCGCTTTGCAGACGGTATCGCGTCGCTGGACGACGTGGTGTCGATGCTCTCCGACGCGGCCAGTCCGCACACCTCTGTTTTCATGAAAGGCACCCAGATGGATCCCCAGGCACAACAACCCGACAACGCAGCACTCAACGCCAGCATCGCCGCCGACGCCAAAGCGGCCGAACGCACCCGCATCGCCGCCATCCTCGACCTGCCGCAGGCCCAGGGCCGCGAAGCACTGGCGCGCAAGCTCGCACTGACCACCGACATGGACGCGGCCGCTGCGGCCGGCCTGCTCGACGTCACGCCGCAGGCCAGCGCCGCCGCGCCGGCCCCGGCCAATCCGTTCGTCAGCGCCATGCAGGCGCTCGGCAACCCGCAGGTCGGCGCCGGCGGCCAGGCCGAACAGGACCCGGCTCAAACCGCCGCCAGCCTCGGTGCCGCCATCGCCGCCCTCGCTTAAGGACCACCATGCACGCCCAACTGAAAACCGAAGGCAGTTACCAGCCCGTCGCCCTGCTGTCGGGCGACGCCGCCAGCGCCCACCTGAAACCGGTCGTCGTCCTCGCCGGTCAGGCCCTGTCCGCCGGCGCAGTGCTCGGCACCATCACCGCCAGCAAGAAAGTTCTGCTGTCACTGGCCGCCGCCAGCGACGGCTCGGAAAAACCCGACCTGATCCTCGCCCACGACGTGGATGCCAGCGCCGGCGACACCGACGCGCTGGCCTACTTCACTGGCCCGTTCAACAGCCAGGCACTGACACTCGGCACCGGCCACAGCCTCGCCAGCGTATTCGAGCCGCTGCGCGCCAAAGGCATTTACCTCGACTGACCGGAGCCCCTCATGGATATCTTTACCACTGCCGTACTGGCGCAAGTCGTCGCCAACCTCAAGCGTCCGAAGCTGTTCCTGCTGAACAGCTTCTTCAAACTGGAACAGCGCGAAACCACCGAAGAAATTCACTTCGAGGTCGAACACGGCCGGCGCACGATTGCGCCGTTCGTCTCGCCGCTGAGCGCCGGCAAGGTCATCGCCAGCGAAGGCAGCACGGTCGTTTCCCTGAAGCCGGCCTACGTAAAAACGAAGACCCCTTTCAACGCCAATGACGCGATGCGCCGCGCCATCGGCGAGCAGATCGGCGGCGTGATGAGCCCGGAACAACGTGTTCAGGCCAATCTGGCCCGCACGCTGTCCGACCACGTCATGCAGATCGACCGCCGCCAGGAATGGATGGCCGCCCGCGCGATGATCGACGGCAAGTACACCATCGTCGGCGAGAAATACCCGGCCAAGCTGATCGACTTCCAGCGCGACCCGGCGCTGCGCGTGGTCAAGGGCACGGGCAGCAAGTGGTCCGACAACGGCGTCAATCCGCTCGACGACCTGCAGGACTGGGCGCTGCTGGTGGCGCAGAAATCGGGCGTCTACCCGAGCGAAGTCGTCATGGACCCGAACGCGTGGAAGCGCTTCCGCGACAACCCGGCGGTCAAGGAACGCTGGAACAGCCTGAACGGCAACATCAGCGGACTGACCCCGGCCGCGGCCGGCGACGGCGGCAAGTTCATGGGCAGCATCGACGGCTTCGACATCTACACCTACGCCGACTGGTACGTCGACCCGGTCGACAACCAGGAAAAACCGATGCTGCCGATCGGCAGCGTGCTGCTGTCGTCGGCCGACGGCCTGCAAGGCTACCGCGCCTTCGGCGTCATCCGTGACGAAGAAGCCGGCTTCCAGCCGCTGCCCTACTTCCCGAAGAGCTGGGTCGAAAAAGACCCGTCGGTGCGCTGGCTGCTGACCCAGTCCGCGCCGCTGGTGGTGCCGTACCGCATCAACGCCTCGCTGTCGGCCACCGTGCTGTAAGGAGCCCGCCATGAAAATCACGCTGCTGTGCCGCTACGAGCACAAAAATGGCGTCGCCGTCGCCGGCGAGCTGATTGAGGTCAGTGACGACGAAGCACGCCGGCTGGTCGACGAGCTCGGCCTGGCCGAGAAAGTCGGCAAGGCGGGCAAGTTCTCCGGGAAGCCGGCGCCGGCCGATGATCCCGGCACGGATCCTAACAACCCCGAGGTCCCGGCATGACCTGGGCGGATGAGCAGGCCGCCGCCTTCAATGAACTGGCCGACACCTTCGGCGCCACGGCGAGCTGGGCTCCGTCCCTGGGCGGCGAGCCGGTTGACAGCCAGCCGGTCCTGTTCGAATCACCGACCCGGGGTATCGGCATCGACGCCCCGGGCGATGGTCTCAACACCCGCTTCGACATCACCGACTTCGTACTGACCGCCGAGGCCCGCGCCTTTACGGGGCTCAAGACTGCGGTCGATTCGGGCCGGGCCGAGGTCCTGACCATCGCCGAAGACGGCCGGGAAACCGGCCGTTTCCACGTGCGCAGCGTGCGTCATGTCGGCGACGGCAAGCTGATCGAGGTCCGGCTCTCCGACATTTTGGACTCTGCTCATGCTCAACAAGATCGAGGACAGCCTGATCCGGCGGTTGCGCGACTCCTTGCCGGACGCGGTTGAAGTCATCCCGCTCCCGGACACCGTCGAGGGAATCGCAAGGCCGTTCGCAACCGGCCAGATCTGCGTCTACTACGCGGGCCTGAACGGACGGCCGCAGCCGAGCACAACCGGCAGCATCGAGTCCCGGCGCCAGATCTGGCAACTGCTGCTGCGTCACCGCCACCGTCGTCAGGATGGCGGCCTGCACGGGTTGATCGACTCGGCGCGCTACCTGCTGACCGGATTCCTGCCGGCCGGCGCAGCCGGACGGCTGCAGCTCGAAGAGGAAAGCGTGCCCGAGCCGCTCGATGGCGTCTGGGTCTCGTTCCTGACGCTGTCCTGCCCTGTACCCGTTCTGCATCTGGAAGACCCCGAAGCCGGGCCGCGTCTGGTCCGGCTCGAATGGGAAGGCCAGGTGCAGCCACCCAATTTCAAGGAGTCTCCATGAAATACCGCTATACCGGCCCGGTTTCGGGGCTGGACGTACCCGAACGGGGCGAAGTCGTCCTGGTCAACGGCGGGGAATACGACCTGCCCGCAGACAGCGATGCTGTTCGTCGTCTGGTGAAACTCGGCCATCTGCAACCTGTCACGGAGAGCATTCCCGATGCCGGCTAATTATCTGCACGGTGTGGAAACCATTCGCATCGACAAAAGCCCGCGCGCCGTCCAGGTGGTCAAAAGTGCGGTCATCGGCCTGATCGGCTGCGCACCAACCGGCCCCGTCAACGAACCGACCCTGTGCCTGAATGACGGGGATGCTGCGGCATTCGGTCCGCTGTTGAGCGGATTCAGCGTGCCCGACGCCCTGGACGCCATCTATGCCCAGGGTGCCGGCACCGTCATCGTCATCAACGTGCTGGATCCGTCTATCCACAAATCGCTGGTCACCAACGAGTCCGCCCAGTTCAACGCGGCGACCGGCCGGCTGAAAACGGCGCATCCGGCCATCGCCGACCTGGTCGTGCATCCGGCGGACGGCTCGGCCCCCTACACAGCCGGCGCCGACTACAGCGTAGATGCGGTCAGCGGCACCATCGACCGGCTGCCCGGTGGACGTATCCCGGCCGGTGCCACGACGGTCAGGCTCGACTACAGTCATGCGGACCCCTCCCTGGTTACACCGGGTGACCTGATTGGCGCCATTGATGCGATGACAGGCAAGCGCAGCGGCATGAAGCTGCTCGACGACACCTTCCAGAAATTCGGCTTCTTCCCGAAGATCCTGATCGCCCCCGGCTACGCGAGCCTGGCCTCGGTGTCCGGCGAACTGACCGCCTGGGGTGCCAGGCTCGGTGCCAAGGCGCTGATCGATGCGCCGATCGGCACCAGCCGCACCGTCGCTATCGCCATGCGCGGCCCGACGGTCGCCAACTCGCCGTTCAACACGTCGAGCCGGGCAGCCATCCTCTGCTACCCGCACGTCAAGGTCTACGACCGATCGACCGACAGCAACCGCCTGCAGCCGCTTTCGGCACGGCTGGCCGGCGTCATGGCTGCCCGAGACTTCGAAAAGGGCTACTGGTGGAGCCCGTCCAATACCGAAATCAAGGGCATCGTCGGTCTCGAATTCGAGTTATCGGCGCGTATTGACGATGCCCAGAGCGACGTCAATCTGCTGAACGAGGCCGGCATCGTGACTGTGTTCAACTCGTTCGGCAGCGGCTTCCGCGTTTGGGGCAACCGTTGCGCAAACTGGCCGAGCGAGACCGGGCTGACCACCTTCATTCCGGTCACCCGTACCCAGGATGTCATCGACGAATCGCTGCGCTACAACGCACTGCAGTACGCAGACAGGCCCTTCAACCAGGCGCTGATCGACATCATCACCGAGTCAACCAACAAGTTCCTGAGCAAGCTCAAGGGCGACGAGGCCGTTCTCGGCGGCGTGTGCTGGTTCGACCCGGCCCGGCAGACGGAAACCGAACTGGCCAACGGTCACGCCGTCTTCAGCTACAAATTCACCCCGCCGCCGCCATTCGAGCGCGGCACGTTTGAAAGCGAACTGACCAGCGAATACCTGGTCAGCCTGAAAGGCAGCCAATGATCCTCGAAGAAATCCGGGAAGGTGTGGTCTACGTCAACGGCACCAGCTACTTCGGCGCCGCCGAAACAGTCAAGCTGCCCGAAATCCAGTTCCGCACCACCGAGCGCAAGCCAACCGGCGGCATCGGCGTCATCGAACTGCCGGGTGGCGGCGTGGACAAAATGGAAATGGAAATCAGCTGGCGCAGCTACGACAGCGGCCTGGCCGGCTCCGTGTTCAATCCGCGTGCCGCCACCGCCCTGATGATCCGCTCGGTCAAGCGCACCTTTGACGCCAGCGGCGCCATCAGCAGCGAAGAGGCCGTCGTCACCCACGTCACCGTCGTACCGAAATCATTCGGTCTGGGCGAGCACAAGAGCGGCGAATCAATCGAGGTTCCGAACAAATTTGCCGTCCATGCGATCAAGCAAGTCGTCGGCAAAAAAGAGCTGGTGAACATCGACGTCATTAACCAGATCATGGTCATTGGTGGCCAAGATCTGCTGGCCAACCTGCGCAGCATTCTGGGGATTTAAATCATGAGCACCCGTACGAACGAAACGACCGAACAGACAACCGGGACTAAATCCGAACAGCCGGGCATCCTGCTCAGAGACGGCCGCCGCGCTGTGGTGGCCCCGGCGATGGGTCGCCATATCCGTCTGGCACGCCGCATGCAGGCCGAGGTCGGCCACGACTTCCTGTTCTCCATGATCGCCCAACTGACGACCCTAGACGGCAAGCCGATCGTGGTAGAGGACCTCGACGACATGCCGGCGCCCGACGTCGCCCGACTGCAGGGGCTCGTCGAGGGAAACTGAACGTGGGAGAGCTGCCCGATCTCCTCAGTTTCATGCATCTGATTGCGACAACGGGCTGGTCGGCGGCCGAAGTGGATGCACTGCCTGCCGCCGAGCTGGTTTTCTGGTGCGGGCAGGCGGTTGCCTATCACAATCACTTGAACAGGCCGCCGGGGTAAGGCTATCGTGTTGCTTTTTAGGGAAATGTCATGAAGTGGTTCGGTGCTGCATTCCTGTTGCTCATCCTGATCGGGTGCTCTGGAGAGGAAGCTCAGAACTTCAAACAGCCGAACTGGCAACGCGACGCCATTGTCTCGGCTCCAGGTGTGGCTCCGCGCAAGGTGCAGCAGGATGTCGATGCGAAGGGGCGCAAGGAAGTTCGCCATTTGTATCTGCCGGATGGCAAACCGGGCTTCCAAATCGAGCTGGATGGCGATAAGCGCATCGAGCAGATTGTGATTGCCTTCGATCAATTCAGGGACGCAGGGACTGAGCAAGACAACACGGCTGTTAAAACCATGGCAAAGCAGACCCTCGCCGTGCTGACTGGCGGCGACGGCCGGGAGGTTGATGCCCTGATTGAGGCGGGGAAAGGTGACGGTGGTACCGCTGCCAAACGCCGCGAGATCAATGGTGTGGAGATTGTTGCCAATACTGACGACGCCATGGTGATATGGACCTTGCAGCGCCCCGCAAATGCCGTGGCCGATGCCGAGAAATCCGCCGGGCCGGCAGACATCCCTACTCTCGGCATCTCGACAGCCACAATCAAGGCGGCGGTCGATAGCTACGCTGAGGGCTACCAGCATGGCACCCAAAAGGACGGTGTCCCTACTCTTGCAATCAAACTGCGACCTCAGGCCCGGATAGAACTGCTCGGCGACAGTGACGACCTGACTCTGGTTTCGGTGCTGATCCCGGCTGGCGGCGAGGAGGCGATTATGCTCAAGAACATGGCCAGGCTACTCGCCGTGCTTAAGGTGGCGTGCCCGGAAATGCAGTCCAAAGTCACCCCGGCGGCATGGATGCAGGAGCGTTTGGCTGAAACTGTCACTGACGGCAAAGGGCGCAAGCAATTTGCTCGTGTCGAAGAGTTTGGTAACAAGCGTGTGTACTATCACGCCAAAATCACAGACAAGCAGATCCGCGTCACGGTTGCCCATAAGGACATGCCGACCTCTCTGGTGCCATAAGGATCGACGCACACCCGTGTAAACCCAGGGCCCGATGGTTTGCCTCCATCGCGGCTCTGTTCTATCTGCAAACCGCCGTCAGGCGGTTTTTTCTTTAGGGGGCCTCCATGGATATGATCCAGTTCGGCATCGTACTGAAAGCCGTCGACCAGATGTCGGGGGTATTCAGCTCGGCCGCAGGCAAGTCGATCGGTGCCATCAGCCGGCTGGATCAGCGCATGAATGCGTTTTCCGACCGGCTGGACCGCCTTGGCAGCAAGGCCATGGGCGACGGCGCCCTGCTGTCCGGCATGATGCAGAAACCGATCGCAGCCTTTGCCGATGCCGAGGACGCCTCGGTCGGCCTCAAGGTAGCGATGCTCGGCGCCGGCGGCGAGCTCGATGCCCGCTTCAGCAAGATCAACAAGCTGGCGACCGATCTCGGCGACAAACTGCCGGGTACCACTGCCGACTTCCAGAACATGATGTCCGAGCTTGTCAAGCAGGGCATCAGCTACGACGCCATCCTCGGCGGTGTCGGCAAGGCGTCGGCTTATCTTGGTGTCATGCTGAAGAAACCACCGGAACAGGCTGCCGAATTCGTCGCCAAGATGCAGGACGCCACCGGCACGGTCGAAGGCGACATGATGGGCCTGATGGATACCATCCAGCGGGCGACCTATCTCGGCGTCAACGACGGAAACATGCTGGCGTTCTTTAATAACATGGCACCTGCCATGGACACCATGCGCGTGAAAGGCGCCAAGGCCGCCCAGGATATGGCCCCGTTCGCCGTCATGTTCGACCAGATGGGCATGCAGGGTGAAGCCGCAGGTAACGCGCTACGCAAGACCATTCAGCTCGGCATGGATGTACAGAAGGTCGCCAAGGCGAATGCCGGCTTGGCAAAAAAGGGGATCAAGCTCGACTTCACCGATGGCAAGGGTGAATTCGGCGGCATGGCAAACCTGATGTCTCAGCTCGACAAGCTGAAGAAGCTGAACACAGTCGATCGATTGAAGGCGCTCAAGAGCATTTTCGGTGACGAAGCTGAGACCTTGCGGGTGCTGGCCAAGCTGATCGAGAAGGGAGCCGACGGCTATAACGAGACCGTGGACAAAATGGCCCGGCAAGCCGATCTGCAGGCTCGCGTCAATCTGCAGCTCGGTACGTTGAAGAACCTGTGGGATGCCGCGACCGGCGCCTTCACCAACTCGCTGGCCGCCTTCGGTGCCCAGGTGGCGCCGGAACTGAAAGCGGTCACCGAGTGGCTGGGTGAAGCGTCCAGTCAGTTGACCACGTTTATTGCCGAGCATCCAAAGCTGGCCAAGGCCGCCGGCCTGGCGGCAGGCGGACTTGGCGGACTGCTGCTGGTCGGCGGTGCTGTCGCCGTCACGCTCGGTACCGTCAGCCGGCTGGCCGGTTATGCACTCGGTCCGCTAGCAAAAATCGGCGGGCTGTTCGGCAAGAAAGGGGGCGCAACCGGCAAGGCCGCTGAAGCGGCGGCCGGCATGGCGGTTCAGCGCGTCTGGGTCACAAACTGGCCTGGCAGCGGCTTCGATGCCGGTGGACCTGACGGCGGAGGCGGCAAGCGGAAGCCTGCCGCCACTGGCCGTAGCCGGATGTCGCGGCTTGGCGGCGGGATCAAGACTGCAGGCCGCTTCCTCGGACGTAACGCTGGCGGGCTGCTGGCCGTCGGCGCCTCGATGTATCAGGCATACGACACCTACCAGAACGCCAAGACCAGCAAGGACAAGGGTGCCGGCTATGGCGGCGCTGCGGGGAGCCTCGCAGGCGGACTGGCCGGTGCCAAGGCCGGCGCCCTGATTGGTGCGCTGGGTGGCCCGATCGGCATGGCGCTCGGCGGGCTGATCGGCGGCGCCATTGGCACCTTTGCCGGTCAGAAGCTCGGCGCCTACGCCGGCGGCAAACTGGCGGCCAGCGAACCCACGCCCCTTGCCAGAACCGGCACGCCCCCGGTGACGGCACCGCGTGCAGCCGGGCTGGGGGCGCCAGCTGGACCAGTACCGGCTCCGGTACCGCTGAACCCGGCCGCCCGGCAGCAGGCTGGCGCCACACCACCGGCGGGCAAGACCGTCGTGCCGCAGGTCAACCTGACCTACAACCCGTCACTGACCATCCAGGGCGACCCGATTCCGGGCACGGCCGAGAAGTTCAAAGCCATGCTCAACGCACACCGCGACGAGCTCCTGCGCCTGGTCAACCAGGCGGTAGAGAACAAGGCGCGTACCGCCTATTAAGGAGGTCCCATGTTTGCACTGCTGGGCACGATCCAGTTCAAGCTGATCACCTACTTCGACGGCATCGAGGTCAACAAGGCGACCAAGTTCGCCCGGCATGAAGTACTGGACGGCAAGCCGATCCTGCAGCGCACCGGCGACGAGCTGGACGAGATCAGCATCGAACTGGCGTTCCACGACTACTACTGCGATCCGGCTACCGAACTGAAACGGCTCGATGACGCCCGGCTGGCGGCCGAAGCCATGCCGCTGATCTGGGGCAACGGCGTGGTCGAAGGCCAGTTCGTGATCGAGAAACTGCGCGTGACCGGACAGACCGCCACCCGCTTCGGCAAACTGACCTCGGTATCCGCTTCGGTAAGCCTGATCGAATACGTCGAGCCACAAGTGCCGGTCGAAGCGGCCAGGGCGCGCAAGAAACAGAAGGCGCCGGCTCGCAAGAAAGGCCGGAGCAAGAAGGTAACCGGCACCAAGGTCACCCGCCCCGGCACGACCACTATCAAGAACAAGGACGGGGTCGAATTCACCAAAATCACCCGGAACTGACATGGACTATCTGGAACACCTGACCCGTGACGGTGACCGCTGGGACCTGCTGGCCTGGCACTACTACGGCGACGCGGCGCTGATGAACCCGATCATCGATGCCAATCCGCAGTTGCGCCTGCTGCCGACACTGGGCGCCGGTCTGACGGTGCGAATTCCGGTGCTGGAGGACGACGAGCCAATGCTGAGCAAGGAAGAACTGCCACCATGGAAACGGTGACCACCCACAAGACCGGGCCGCGACGCCTGGTCTTTTTCATTCGCTACGAAGGCCGCGACATCACCGCCGACATCAGCCGCGACTTCATCCGCCTGGTCTACCAGGACAAGCGCAGCGGCGAAGCCGACGAACTGGAAATCGTGCTGGAGAACAGCCACGGCCGCTGGACCCATGGCTGGTACCCGGAGAAAGGCGACCGGATCGTTGCCAGCTTCGGCTACGCCGGCGAAGCCATGCTGCCGTGCGGCACCTTCGAGGTCGACGAGTGCGAACTCAGCGGCCCGCCGGATGAAGTGTCGATCAAGGCCATCGCGTCCGGCATCACCCGCGCAGTACGGACCCGGCAGACCCGGGCCTACAACGGCCAGACCCTGGCCAGCGTCGCGCGCCAGGTTGCACAGCGCAATGGCCTGAGCCTGGTCGGCGACCCGGAACCGGTGCAGCTGGAACGGCTGACCCAGAATCAGGAAACCGACCTCGGCTTCCTGAAGCGGATCGCCGAGCAGTACGGCCACATGGTGTCGGTACGCGGCGAGCAACTGTTCGTCGCGCCGCTGTCGGCGGTCGACGACCGCGACGCAGTACTGACCATCAGCCAGCGCCAGCAACTGAAAAGTTACCGTATCCGCGACAAGACCAACGCCACCTACAAGAGCGTGTCGGTCACCTACCTTGATCCGAAAACCCGCAAGCTGGTCGAGCACACTGAGCAGGCCAAAACCACCAAGCGCAAGCGCGGTGACAAGGTCATCGAGGACAAGGCCGACACCCTGAAGCTGAACACCCGGGCCGAGAGCAAGCAGCAGGCTGTCGCTATGGCAAAAGCCGCCCTGCGCGACAAGAACCTGAAAGCGGTCGAAGGCGAGTTCACGCTGGTCGGCGACCCGCGCCTGCTGTCCGGCAACACGCTGAACATCTCCTGCCTCGGCAAACCCGACGGCGACTACCTGCTGTCGGAAGCCCGCCACAACATCACCCGCAGCAGCGGCTGGGACGTCTCGGTGACCGGCCAGCGGCTGCGTACCCATGCCGAATCCAGTGCGGCGGCGAAGAAACGGAAACTCACATGATTCTTGCAAACATCCAGTCCGCCGACTGGTCACTGGCGCTGGGCGAACAGGGTGCGGTCGTCGAGGACTTGGACGACATTGACCAGTGCATCCGCATCCTGCTCGGCACCCGTCCGGGCGATGTGCCGCTGGAGCCGCTGTTCGGCTGCAATGCTTGGCAGTGGATCGACGCCCCTATCGAGACCGCCCTGCCCCATGTGGTCGGCGACGTCCGGGCCGCGCTGCTGATGTGGGAACCGCGTATTGAAATCATCGGCATCACGCTGGCGCCGGGCGACGACGGCAGCCATTGGCGCATCCGGGTGAACTGGCGGCCGGTCGATGGCCGCGAAAACCGTACAACGGAGGTCCACCATGGACGCGCCACCTGATTTTATCGAACGGAGTCCCGACACCATCGTGGCCGAAATGGTTGCTGATATCGAATCACGGTCAGGCAAGACGCTGTACCCGGCACAGCCGGAACGGCTGCTGATCGACTTCATGGCGTACCGGGAATCCTTGCTGCGCTCGGCCGTACAGGATGCCGCCAGTTTGAACCTGGTGCGATTCAGCCGAGACAAAATCCTTGATGAATTGGCGACGGATCGCGGCATGCAACGGATGCCGGCCTATGCGGCCGGCTGCACGCTCGAATTCTGCGTGCCAGCCGTGCATTCGGCCGCCGTCCGGATTCCTGCCGGCACTGTCGTCGCCACCGGGGACGGTGCCGTGTCAGTCGTTACACGCACAGCGGCCGTGCTGCCGGCCGGTCGCCTGACCGTCAGCGTGCCGGCCTCGGCGCAGGACGCCGGGACGGCCGGTAACGGGTATGTGCCTGGCCAGATCAGTCAGTTGGTCAGCATCCTGCCGGATGCACCGGCCGGCCTGACAGTCACAAACACCAGCGCCACAGAGGGTGGCGCCGACGCCGAGACCGATGCGCGACTCCAGCAGCGGCTGTTGCTGGCGTTCGATAGCTACAGTGTCGGCGGTCCGGCCCCGGCCTACCGGATCATGGCCATGAACCAGCATCCGGACGTGATCTCGGTCGCGGTGGTATCGCACGATCCCGGTATTGTGACCTTGTACCCGTTAACGTCTGATGGTCCTGCGGGTCCGACCGTGCTGGCTGCAGTGCAGCGCGGCGTCAGCGCTGACGAGGTTCGCGTACTGAGCGATACGGTACGCACCGTGCCACCGGTTGCCCGACCCTATGCTGTACGCGGACGGCTGACCCTGCGGCCCGGGGCGGATCCGGCCACCGTGCTCGCACAGGCAGAGTCGGCAGTCCGGGACCTGGTTGACCGCATGGCCGGCGAGATGGGAGGGGACATCGTGCCCAGCCAGTTCATCGGTGTGCTGCAGCCGCTGGTTCACCGTGTTGAGCTGGACGAGCCGGCGTCATTCAGCACCTGCGAGTCCTGGCATTGGCGACAGTGCACAGGCATCGACTTGCGGCAGGCGGACTGACCATGACAGACGCGTTGATTGACCTGCCCGCCGTCCTGGCTGCCGATGCAAGATTTGCGGCTCTGGCCCAGATGTGGGGCTCCCGACTGGCTGCCATTGACCCGCAGGACGTCATTGTGCGCTGGATCGACCATGTAGACGCCTCGCTGCTCCCGATTCTGGCAGAGGAGTACAGCCTGCTGGATGACGGCTGGGAACTGGCGGATACCGAATCAAAACAGCGGGCACTGCTCAAGCTCTCCAGTCAGCTGCACCGCCGAAAGGGAACGCCGTGGGCCGTCAAGGCGGCGTTAGCCACTATCGGCTATCCGGTGCTGGATCTGATCGAACAGCGGGCCAGCCATGATGCGTGGGTGGCCGCAGGCGGGCTGACGCTGAATGGCGACTGGCTAACAGATGGCCATTCCACACTGGATCCGCCTGCCAGTATCGGTCCGCTGGTCCGCCACGCCCGACTTAACCACTGGGCTGAGTACTCAATCCGCCTCAATGTCGCTGATGGCGAGTGGACGCGCGAGCAGCAGCGCCGCATCCGCGCCACCGCCGAACGGTACGCACCGGTGCGGTCGCGGCTGGTCGCCCTGATCACGGCGGTCCGGCTGGCATTCGACGCCCGCATCCGCCTGACCGGCTATCGCGGCCGCGTGCATACCCGCCTCGACCGCTGCCGGCGTCTGAGTGCGTACAACCGCACGACGCTCGACGGCTGCTGGCTGCTCGATGGCGACGACGCCCCGCTGATGCTGGCCGGCTGGCCGCTCGACGGCCGCCGCCTGCACGGACGCACACCGACCGGCCGGCCGCTCAATGCCGGCGCGATGTCGCTGCACACCCGCCTGCGCCAGCGTATTCGCTCCAGCCTCGGCGGGTCGCGCACACGCACGGTCACGCTCGGCGGCAGGTTCGCCCGGCTCAACGGCCGCGCCCGACTGTCCGAATCCACGCTCGGCGGCGGCTGGCCGCTCGCCAGTGGCCGCTCGCTGGGCGACGCCACGCTGGACCGCATCGCGGCACCACGGCTCGACGGCACGTGGCTGCTCGGCGGTGAGACCGGCCAGCCGGGGCTGTGGTTCACCGGCACCCTGACCATTCGCCGTAATGGCATCACTACAACGGAGGCCATCTGATGGCTCAACAGGCTATCGCCGTTTCGCACACGTATCGGCACCAGGTCGCACTCGCCGCGGCCGCCGGCACCGCCATTCCGAAAACCGCGTGGATGGCATTCGGCCGTAGCGACCGACCGTATGAGCCGGAGACCGATTTCGCGCTCGGCGACGAGTTCGTGCGCGTACCGGTCACGACACAGGTCGACGGCCCGACGCTGATCGCGTCCGGCGTCCTGACCGGCGAGGCGGCCGGCGGCAACACACTGCGCGAGGTCGGCGTGTTCACCGCCGACGGCACGCTGATGGGCCGCCGCGTGCTGGCCCCCAAATCGTTCGAGCCCGACACCGAGTTCGAGGTCGAACTCGTTTTTGAATACTGAGAGGCACCATGACCCAGACCACGCTGACCCCGTCCGACGCCCCGGCGCTGACGACCTCGCTGCCGGCGCTGACCACCAGCAGCGTCGCCCACCCGGATACCTGGAATCCGACCCATCAGGCGCTGCTCGACAACGACGCCTATCTGAATGCCACCCTGGCGTCGCTGAGCGACAGCACGGACACCCGCGTCGGCGAGCTCGATGCGCGCGTGTCGGGCGTCGAGGCGACCAGCAGCGTGGCTGTCCAGCGCGCGGTCAGCCTCGACTGGCTGTATCGCGGCAACCGCGTCGCATTCGAGCTGTTCACGCCCGGCTATACGCTGATCGATCTCGCGCCGGTCCCGGTGACCGGTGGTGTCAATGGTGACGACTCGCTCGATGTGGCCAGTACCGCCAGCCTGCGCGTCGGTGATTACTATGTGCTGGCTGATGCTGGCGGCACTGCAGCTCTGGTCCTGGTGTCGGCCATCCTGTCGGCGACCCGCCTGCGCCTGAGCGCCAACCTCAGCCGAGACTGGGCGGCCGGCGCGACCCTGTCGCGGTCGAGCCTCGACGTGCGCGGTGCCGCAAACGCGGTGGCCGCCGTTGGCGACCTCTACCTGAGCCGCCCGATCAATATCGGCACCGACCTCGACGGCGGCGCCGTCGTGCTGCGCCGCACGCTGAATGCCGGCGAGGCGCGGCTCTACTATCGCGATGCCTACCAGACGACCTGGCGCGAGTGCGGCTGGTCGGTGCGTCGCCAGGGCGATGGCGTGCCGGCCGGATTTGCCGACTACGAATACATGCTGCCGATGCGTGGCGACGGCGCACTGCGCCTCGACATCAGCGGCGAGCCGATGACGATTCAGCATCTGGTCGCACTCGGTGCGCCGACCGGCCTCGGTGGGTTCATCAACCCGTCCCAGCGTCCCGCTACCCCGGTGATCAGCGCGCCGGCCGCCGCGGCCACCGGCATTATGGAGCGGCCGACGCTGGCGCTGGCCGGCTACAGCAGCCCGGCCGGAAATGCCCAGGCGGCGGTGCAGTTCCAGGTGTCGGCGACGGCGGATTTTGCGGCGGTGCTGCACGACTCCGGCGAACTGCCGGCCGGGCTGTCCTACCCGCTGCCGGCCGGCGTGCTGGCAGTCGGTAAAACCTATCAGGTGCGCGCCCGTGTCCGTGACGTGGCCGGCCTGTGGTCGGACTGGTCGGCCGCCAGCGCGTTCACCACCGCTGCGTCGTTCGTCTACGTCGCCACGCCGACGCTGACCGGCCCGGCCATGAACGCGGTCGACATCCCCGAACAGCCGACGCTGGCATCGAGCCCGTTCGCGGTGTCGGTCGCGACCGACACCCATACGGCCAGCCAGTGGCAGATCCGCAGCGCGGCCGGCAGCTATGCGGCGCCGGTCTGGGACAGCGGGACCGATACCGTCAACAAAACGTCGGTCGTGACCCCGGCCGGCAAACTGCAGCCCGGCCAGAACAGCTATTTCCTGCGCGTGCGCCACCAGGGAGCAGCCCGGGGCTGGTCGGACTGGTCGAATGAAATCAGGATCACCACCAAAACCCAGTTTGCGAACGTGATCGGCATCGTGCTGGCCCAGACCGGCGGCGGAGCCGGGACCTGGCGGCGCATCGACGAGAACGGCAATGACCGGGTCACGGATGCGTCGTTTTTCAACACGCACCCGATCTATGGCGCCATCAGCAGCGTGACGATCGACGGGCAGGCGATGGTCCGCATCCCGGCGTTCTATGTGAAGGCCGGCACGCTGGCCGCAGGGCCATATGCGGGGCGTCGATTCTGGTCGATCTCGGACCAGCCGCTGCCCGGTTACACGCTGCACCCGGCGTTCATGGTCGATGGGGCGCCGGTCGCGCAGTTCTGGGTCGGCAAGTATCAGGGCACGACGGATGGCACCAAGCTCGGCTCGGTCGCTGGCGTGGCGCCGGCGGTGGACCTCGCCTCCCTGACCCTGAAGGCCAGGGCCGTAGCACGTAACACAGGAGGTGTAACCGGATTTGGTCTGTGGAATATCTACCAACTGGCGGCGATCCAGTTGCTGGCTCTGATCGAAATGGGGGGCGCTGACAGCCAATCCCTGATCGGTCAAGGCTGCGTCAACGAAATGGCCACACAGGCAGTCGATAATTCTCTCGTGGCGCAGGCAACTTGGCGCGGCATCGTGGGCCTGTGGGGCAACATCTGGCAGATAGTCGACGGACTTCGGACCGACGCGAATTCCAGATACATGGTCTGGGACAGGAACGGTAACAAAACCTATCAGACTACCGGTCAGACCGCACCACGCAGTGGAACCTATCCAGCCACATTCTCAATCGACAGTGGTGCCCTCCATGACCTGTCGATCTGTTTTTTACCAGCTACCGGAGACGAGCTGGCTGCCAACGGCAGCTCTGGAGACCTCTTCTACCAAAATCCCGTCTGCATCGCCTATCACGGTGGCCATGCCCGCGGCGGTGCGGGTGATGGCCTGTTCCATCTCAGCATCATCGAATCCGAATCGGCGGTAACCGGGCTCGCCGGCACTCGTCTCGCAAAGGTCTGACCCATGAAAATTGAAAACCATACCCTGATCCTCGGCGAGACTCTGCTGCCCCTGCCGCGTCTCGCCGCCCCGGCCGCCGTCGATGTCTGGACGGTGCCGACCGACTACCGTGCCGACGGCTATTTTGTCGCCGTGACCCCGGCCGGCCGGCCGCCGGAAATTCCGGCCTGCGCGATGGCTGATACCGAGTACCTCGGTCAGCTCGCGCTGGCGCCGGATGACGACGCGCTGCTCGATGCGGCTCGACAGGCGGCACTGGCACGCATCAATGCCGCATGCAGCGCAGCACTGGCCGCGCTGGCCGCCAGCTACCCGGACGGCGAGGTCACCAGTTGGGCGCAGCAGGTACGTGAGGCCGAGGCGCTGGCGCACGATGCCGAGGCCGACACGCCGCTGCTGTCGGCGATTGCCGGCGCGCGCGGGCTGACCGTGCCTGTGCTGGCCGAGCGGGTGCAGGCCAAGGCCAGTGCCTATGCGCTGGCGTCCGGTGCGCTGATCGGCCGTCGCCAGGCCGCCGAGGACCGCATTGCTGCCGCCGGGACGCTGGACCAGGTGCAGGAGGTGACGTGGTGACCTGGCGCTATCGGCTCGATACGGCCTACACCCTCAAATCCCCGCACCTCGCGGGGATTTGCTTTTGCAACGAGTGGCTGCGGATTGGCGACGGCGCGCTGACCATTCCGGCCGGCTACGCCTGGGACGGCTGCAGCCCCGCCTGGCGTGTGCCGGGCGGTCTGTGGCTCGGGACGCCGGATGGTCCGCCCGGCATCGACGGCCGGCCGCCGACCTTCTATCCGAGCCTGGTGCATGACGCGCTGTGCCAGTTCGCCGCCGATGTGCCGGTGACCCGGGCCGCGACCGTGGCGCTGTTCCACGACATGTTGCGCGCAGCCGGCATGCCGGCCTGGTGTGCCGCGCTGTATGCAGCCGCGGTACGGGCATTCGGCCCGGCTGCGTTCGGTGGCGATCCGCACCCGGCGACCTGACTGTTGTCCTGAATCCATCCCCGTCGTGTGCGGGGTTTTTTCGTCCGAGGGAACCGTATGACCCATATCCGCCGCCGTGCGTGGCAATTCCTGATCGCTGTCGTCGTCGGATTCGGCGCCCTGATTGCGTTCCGCAGTCTGATAGTCGCCGCGGTATCCGCCGCCCTGGCCGGCCTGTCCGCCCAGGCGGTCGCCGCCATGGTCGGTAAGGCGGCCACCACCACAGCCGTGCCGCCGGTGCACCTGACCGCGGCCGTCGGAGCCTTCGTCGGATCGCTGTTCCTGCTGCTGAACCTGCGCGGCCGTGCCTGGCCGGAAAAAAGCATGCTGCTGGCCGTGTCGGCCGGTGGTTCGTATTTCGGCGGCGTGGCCACCTCAGAAATCTGGGCACTCGGCCCGGGCGGTACTGGCTTCGCCGGCATGCTCTGTGGCGTGCTGCTGATCCCGATCGCCGACGCCGCGATGGCGGTGCTGAAAGACATCGCCTGGATCAAGCGCTTGCTGTTCGTCAGATTGGGTGGCCAGCGCGATGCCGGCGACAGCGAACAGTAATCAAGTCATCCCATTCAGAAGCCCCGCTCAGTCGGGGCTTCATCATTTTCGGAGATACCAATGTCAGACATCACACTCGACCAGCTCAAGCGGGTTTATCCGAAAGCCGGCGCCCGGGCGGCGACATTCCTGCCGCACCTGAACGCCGCCATGGCGCAGTACGCCATCACCACGCCGGCACGCCAGCGTGCGTTCCTGGCGCAGATCGGGCACGAGTCCGGCCAACTGCGCTACACCCGCGAACTATGGGGGCCGACCGCCGCCCAGTCGGGCTACGAGGGCCGGCGCGACCTCGGCAACACTGTTGCCGGTGACGGTCGCCGGTTCATGGGGCGCGGCCTGATCCAGGTGACCGGGCGTGCCAACTACGGCACGACGTCGCAGGCGCTGTTCGGCGATGACCGCGTGTTGCGCCAGCCGGAGCTGCTGGAACAGCCGGAGCTGGCCTGCCGGTCGGCGGCGCTGTTCTGGAGCCAGAAGGGGCTGAACACGCTGGCCGATCGCGGCGACTTCGCCACCATCACCCGCCGCATCAATGGCGGGCTGAACGGCCAGGCCGACCGGCTGGCGCTGTTTCAGCGTGCGCAGGCGGTGATCGTATGACCGCTGCGCTCTATCGCTACGGCGCCGGCGCACTGCTGCTGATCACCCTGCTGGCCGGCGTCTGGTGGCACGGCTGGCATACCCGCGACCAGCAGGCCGAACGCGCCGTCCAGGACAAGGCACTGGCCGACGCCCGCCAGACACTGACCGACTTCCGCACCGAATCCAATCGCCTGAATACCATCGCTGGCGACATCCAGACCCGCGTCAACCAGATCAACGCCAATGCCGCCCGGCACAGCACGGAGTACCGTACCTATGTCACCCAGAACCCTCTGCCTGCCGATTGCCGTTTTGATGCTGAGCGCCTGCGCCGCATCCAATCCGCCGTCGACGATGCCAACGCGGCCATCACTGTCAGCCAATCTGGCGGCGCCAGCGCCACAGATCGAGCGCCTGGCCAGCGATAACCCGGATGATCTGGTCGAGCGCTATCTGGTTCTGGTGCGGCAGTATGCGGCCTGTGTTGTTGAGCGCATCGGGTTGCAGCAT